TTAGACGTTATTTTTGGAAATCTTAAAGAAACTATTGGTGCTTCTTTGCTTCCAGCTTTTGAAGAAGTTATCCCTATCATTCAGAACATGATTGATAAGTTTGTTAGTGATCCTGAGTTTCAAACTTTCTTGGCTACTATGTCTGACACTTTGTCTAACATGTTGCCACGCCTTGAACCTGTTATAACAAACTTTAATAGGTTGATGATTGATTTGTTACCTGGCTTGAATCCGCTTTTAGATATTATGGGCGGTTTGCTTGAAACTATTTCTTTAACTCTGCCTGATATTAATTCTGAAAGTGAAGATTTATATTCTAGTTGGAAAGATATTGCAGTTATTGTTGGCGGTATTAATAAACTTCTTGAGGGTTTTAATGGTTTTATGGAAACTATTGAAAAAGAAATGGGGCCGTTTGGTGCTGTTGTAACATCTATTTTGGGGGCTATTGGTAGGGCTTTAAGCCCGTTGACTTCTGGTTTACAGGCTGTTGCTGATTTGATTCGTTGGATTAACGGTACAAGTATTAAACCTTCTGGTCTTACATATAACCGTGATGGTTCTATAAACCGTGATGGTAACGTTCTTACACCGTTTGCTAAGGGTGGTATTGTTACTGGCCCTACTCCTGCTCTTGTTGGTGAGGCTGGCCCTGAGGCTATTATTCCTCTTGACCGTTTTGATGATGTTGTGGGTAAGCGTGGCGGTGCTACTGTAAACATTGTTGTGAATGCTGGTATGGGTACTGACGGTGCTGGGGTAGGTGAGCAGATTGTGAACGCTATTCGCCGTTATGAGCGCACTTCTGGTGCAGTATTCGCTAAGGTGTAAACTATGGCAACCACAGTAGAGATTGGTGTGTTTCTTAATACAGCGGATGCGCCATATTTTCGTTTGAATGACCCTGTGAAGGGCAAGCTGGATAATCCTGATTACCGTCTTGCTGGCCCTATCTTTTATGACATTACTGACCGTGTAACAGCAGTAAACGTTTCACGCGGTAAGAACCGTCAGTTGGAGCGTTACAATGCTGGGCGTGCAACAGTTTCTTTAAATAATCAAGACCGGCTGTTTGACCCGTTGAATACTGATTCTGTTCTGTTTGGGAATATTATTCCGCGCCGTCAGATTCGTGTAAGGTCTGGTGGGTATGATCAGTTTTTTGGTGTGGTTGAGGACTGGAATTTTGATTATGATGTGTCAGGTGTTTCTACTGCACAGATTGCGGCTGCTGACGGGTTTAGCCTGTTGGCTCAACAAACTTTGACCGCTGGTACTGCTACACCTGAAACTACTGGTGAACGTGTTGAAGCTATTCTTTCTATGCCTTCTGTGGCGTGGCCTCTGGGTAACAGGGTTATTGATGAGGGTTTGAATAGTTTGGGTGCTGACGTTTGGCAGTCTACGGATAATGTTTTAACATATTTGCAGCAGGTTGAGACTTCTGAGCAGGGTCAGTTTTTTATTACTCGTGACGGCAATATTAGGTTTATTAATGGTGGTGTTACGCCTACGTCTTCTGGTGTTACGCCTTTGTTTAGTGATGCCGGTAATGGTATTCCGTATGTGGGTGCTGAGGTGTCGTATGGTACTGAGTTGTTGTTTAATAATGTTCAGGTTGAGTATCCTGCCGGTACAGCGATTGCAAACAATTTAGAGTCTCAAGAGGCTTACGGTATTACTACTACTGATATTTCAACATTGTTGGCTACGGGTTCTGATGCTTCTAACTTGGCACAGTTTTGGGTTTCTAAGTATGGTGAGCCTGAGTATAGGTTTGATGCTTTGACTGTTTCTCTTGACGGTTTGGAGGGGTTGCAGAAGGAGGAAGTTTTACAGTTTGAGTTGGGTGACATTATTCAGGTGGAGTTTACTCCTAACCGTGTGGGTGACCCTATTGAACGTTATGGGCAGATTATTGGTATTCAACATACTGTGGGTGTTGACCGGCATACTATTACTTATAGTTTGGGTTCTTTGCAGTTTGCTTTCCTTGTTTTGGATGATGAGGCTTTTGGTATTCTTGACGTCAACGCTTTAGCATTCTAAAGGGTAGAATAGGCTTAAAGGTTTTTAAGGAGTTAGTATGGCTGGTTTGGGTCGTAAGGTTTGGGCGGCTGATGAGATTCTTGCTGCTGATGATTTGCAGGAGTATATTCAGGATCAGGTTGTTTTTGTTTATAATGATGTTTCTGCTCGTTCTTCTGGCATTCTTGCTCCCACTGAGGGGATGGTGAGTTACCTTAAGAACACTAATTTGTTGTATGTATTTGATGGTAGTTCGTGGGTTGAGGTTGCGCCGGATGTGGGTACGCCTGGTACTTATACTAAGGTGACGACTGATTTCAAGGGTCGTGTGACTTCTGGTACTACGTTGGCTGCTTCTGATATTCCTTCGCTGGATGCTTCTAAGGTTACTAGCGGCACTTTTGATTTGGCTCGTATTCCTACCCTTGATGCTGGTCGTATACCTAACTTGGATGCTTCTAAAATTACTTCAGGAACTATAACTAGACCTGTTAACGTTTCTGGCTCAATCTTTTGCACAGACTTTAACGCTTCATCAACTGTAACTGCCACTACGGGATTGTTTGGGCCTGCAACATATAATCAAACTAATACTGGGCGTGCAGTTTTTATTGCTTCTAATGGTTTGTTTGGTATTGGTGCATCGTCTGAACGGTTTAAAGAAAACATTGTTGACGCTGATATTGACACTGCTTCTGTGCTTGATATTCGTGTGCGTAAATTTAATTATAAGAAGTCTTTTGATGAGAATCAGCCTGAAGATATTGGTGTGATTGCTGAGGAGCTTGAAGCTTTAGGTTTGACTGATTTTATTTACTATGATGCTGACGGTGTGCCTGATGGTGTTGCTTATGAAAAGTTGGCTTTGGCTTTGATTCCTGTGTTGAAAAAACAACAGTCTCAGATTGATTCTGTTGTTGATCGTTTGAATAAGCTGGAGAAGTGATGGCTAAGAAAAGTTTTGTGCCTGGTGAGGTTTTACGGGCTGCTGACGTTAATGAGTATTTGACTTCTTCAAGGAATGTTCTTATTAATGGCGGTTTTGATGTTTGGCAGCGTGGAACAAGTTTTACTACAACGGGTGGTTATCTCGCTGACCGTTGGTGGACTGCAACAGGAGACATTACAAATAACACTATTTCTCGTTCTACTTCTATTGTTCCTCCTGAGTCTTTATATTCTTTAACTATTACTAAGGCTACTACTGCTGGTCCTGCTCAAATTAGGCAGTCTATTGAGACTATTAATGCTGTTCGTCTTGCTGGGCAAACTGCAACTTTTAGTGTTTATTTGTATGCTTCTACTTCAACAACTGTTTCTTTGTTTGTTGATTCTTCTACGGCTACTGATGATGGCCCTGGGGCTACTATGACTCAGTTGGGTACTGCTGATTTTACTGTTGGTGGTTCTTGGATTCGTGGTTCTTTGTCTGTTAATGTTCCTTCTAATGCTAAGAGTTTGCGTGTTCGTGTTCGTGTTGCGTCGCTGGGTGTTGGTGCTACTTTGTATGTTGGTAATGCTCAGTTGGAGGAGGGTTCTACTGCTACACCCTTTAGCAGTAACGCTAATTCTATTGCCGGTGAACTGGCAGCCTGTCAGAGATACTATTACCGTCTAACAGCAGGTAATACTTATGCTTATTTCGGTTCAGGGCTAACGCATACTACTGGTAACGGTGCTTTTGTTGTGCCATTCCCAACAACTTTGCGAAGAAACCCTGATTTTGGTTCTTCTGCCGCATCCACATTTATTTTAATTAATACTGCATTTACCGCTATTACAGGTATCGCATTAGCTTCCGACGGCACTAACACAAACATGGGTGCTGTAACAGTTACAGGTACTTTCACTGCTGGTCAGGCAATGATTATACGGTCTAACAATAATGCTAACGCTTTTATAGAATTTAATGCTGAACTGTAATGTTTACTCAACTTGTTGAACCTAACCTTAACGCGACATCACCAGCAGGATCATGTCTTGCTTTCGCACAGAAAGTGTATAACGCGCCCGTCATGTACCCTACGGCTTGGGATGCGTGGGAAGCTACCACAATGAAACGTGAAGGTACTTTACCGCCTGTGAGTGTGCCGGTATGGTTTGACCATTGGGGAACATATAACGGTGTTAAAGGTCAGTACGGTCACGTTGTAGCTTGGATACCCTCTAAAGGCTTCCTATCATCCCCAGCCACAGGGAACGGTCAACAATGGTTGAATAGTATTAGCGAAGTTGAAACTGTGTTTAACAGTAAATATGTTGGCTGGTCTTTAGACATAAACACTTTACAGGTTGCAACTGAATCATCTACTCCCACTATAAGAAAGAATAAAGAAATGTTTGTTGTAAGAAATTCTGCCACTAACCAAACTTTTACGGTTGGTAATCAATATATTAAGCATGAGCAGGATGCTACCCGTGCAGCTATCGTATGCACTGCTTTGATGGGTGGCCCACAGAATGCGCTCACTTTTGACCAGTTTGGTTTTGATGTGTTTTGTGACTCTATGGGTATTCCGCGTAACACTGGTAAGAATCTTGTTCCAGGTAAAACGTGGAGTCGTCAGATAGACATTCTGAACAAGGTATAATTAGTACAAGTTACTGCTGAGGAGCATCATGTTTATTTTCACTAAATCTTTTTGGGGCTACGCTGGTGAGCGTGCAATTAAGACTGTTGCTCAGGCTGCACTTGCGGTAATTGGTACTGGTGCTGTTGGTATTCTTGCTGTTGATTGGCAGGGTGTTGTTTCTGTTGCTGTGATGGCTGGTGTGGTGTCTGTGTTGACTTCTATCACTTCTCACGGTTCTAACGTGTCAGAGTAGTGTCATGGCTGAACCCACACTTAATGATGTTCTAATCGCGATAGCGAGACTTGAGGCAAAGCAAGACGCAATGATGAAACAGTTAGATGACCTTTCAAAGACTTCTGACCAGCATTGGAAACGTATCAATGATATTGAAACTAAACTTGCGCTCCTTGAGCAAAGGCAAGGCCCTCGTGTTCATTGGGTTACTTGGGTTGTGGCTATTGTTGCTTCTCTTGGCTTTGTTTTGGCCGTTGCTGATCGTTTATATATTTCTAATTTGACACCTTAGGGCGCGGTGTTAAATTGCCCTGTATAGGGTTTATTTGTGCGCTCATTTACTGAAGGAGATATATATGGATAATGTTGATTTGATTGGCGGCTATGCTTGCCCTGTTGATCCTATGGAAGCCCTTCAGTGCGATAGTTGCCAGTAAACTGGTTGTAAGACCCTAGCTGACCTCTGATGTAAGCCACTAGGGTTATGAAGTTAAACCCCTCATTATTGCTGTGAGGGGTTTTCTTATGTATAAATAATCGCAAAAACTATACATATCTGAAGTTCCTATATACTAGAGGAGTCACTTCTTCCCCTTTCTAAGTGGCCATGCCCCGCCAGGTGTTTATTGGTTTCCCTGGTGGGGCTTCTCACGTTCAGGCTTGCTTGTATGCTTTCCAGCCGGTTATAGCAGTGGCGATTACTAGCAGTAGGGTGATGCCGTTAAAAGCCCACAGGATTGATTGTGTGGCTGTTGTGAGGCATAGGGTGATGAATAGTGCGCTCATAGTGACACCACCAACGCTAAGACGGTGAGGAAGGTTACGATTACGGCAAGTACTATGCCGCCCATCGCTAGTGAGTTATCTGAGAGGCGTGGTTTGGTTGTTCCGTAAACCTGCTTGTATTCGTTCCATGCTTTAGGTTGTTCTAGTTCGTTTTCCATTAGTTTTCCTTTCCAAAGCACTTCTGGCAAAGAAGTCCGGTTGGGTTTGTGCCACTTTCTACTGTGCGTAGTGTTGCGATTTTGCCTCGGCCATAAGAACCAAACATGCATTCTGCCTGGTATGGGGCTGACTTAGCTGAACGGTGGATTGTTCCAGCGCGTGAAGTTCCGATTGTGTAGGTGGTGTTTGCAGTTTCCATTTTGGTTTCTCCTTTTCTTCGGGCGGTTGCCCTTGCTTATGTATTCAGTTTACTGCTGTAAATACAGAAGTCAAGTTTATTTGCAAAATAATTAAAAAAAGTTTTGGCAATGTCATAACCCCTATGTATAGTGTTAGATGTCGAAAGGGAAAACTAATGACACGTAATCGCGCATCAGCTAAAAAGGCTGGTACAAGCTTTGAAACACTCGTTGCAGAATATCTTGCAATGAAACTGGCAGATATTCGTATTGCCCGTATGCCTAGGATGGGTAAGAAGGATCGGGGTGATATTGCTAACGTTCGCACTGTGGCTGGTGGTTGTGTTGTTGTGGAATGCAAAAACACTGCACGAGATAATCTGCCTCAATGGATTCGTGAGGCTGAGGTTGAACGTCAAAACGATGATGAAGTTACGGGTGCGACTGTGGCTGGTGTTGTGGTGCATAAGAAGCATGGTTCTAATAAGGGTGCTGAACAGTATGTGACTATGACGTTGGAGACTTTCACGGTGTTGTTGCAGGGTGGTTCGCCTAATACCCGTCATGTTGATTCTGCTAAGGAAGTGTTTGAGCTGTGATTGATGTTGAACGCTTTATTGTTTCTAGCCAGACTAAAGATTTGTGGCTTGCAGCGCGTGACCGTGGCGTGACTGCTACACAGGTTGCTAAGGCTTCTACCCCTGCTGGCATGAAAGAGGTTCTGGCTCAGATTGAGAATCCTACGCCTGTTGAACCTAACGGGTTTATGGATTGGGGTGTTGAGCGTGAGGCGTATATTGCGCACGTTGTGAAAGAGCGTTACGGGATATTACCTAATGACTGGTTGCTGTGTGCTGATGGTGCAGGTAATGAGTGGCAGATGGCTACCCCTGACGGTTTGTCGCTAGATCACACCATGATTGGGGAGTACAAGACTAGCGGTAAAAATTTAGACCGTATTCCGGCTAACTATATGCGACAGGTGCAGTGGCAACTTTATGTTACTGGTGCTAAACAGTGTGTGTTTGCGTATGAGCTGAGACTGGAAGGCCCTGAAGGTTTCGTTCCAGGCTTTGATGTTGAATGTCAGGTTGTGGAACGTGATGAGGAAATAATTTCTGAGCTGATTAAGACGGCTGAGAAGGTACAGGAACACGCAATATATTTTGAGCGTTCTAAGAATGAAAGGGAACAGTAATGGTTATATGGCCTACACATAAGGCGAAGGCGGCTGTGCGCCGTAAGAATCGTAAAGCAAACAGAAGAAAGGGAAACAACTAATGGCAAATTTCAATTTAGAAAATTATGAGACTGTTGAGCAACGTCACGCTAGGGCTTTAGAGCAGTATCCTGATTTACGTTGTGAGATTATTAATCACACTACAGAGAATGACCGCGCTCAGGCTACTTGGGTGGTTGAGGCTCGTGTGTATTTGAATGCTGGTGATCAGGCTTTAAGTTTGCCTAAGGCTACTGAGTGGGCGTTTGAGGTTGATGGTGTTGGTATGGCTAATAAGACCAGTGCTTTAGAGAATGCTAATACGTCAGCGTTGGGTCGTGCGCTTAGGTGGGCTTTGGGTGGTGTTGGCCCTTCTCGTGAGGAGATGGAGAAGGTGGCGCGGGGTAAGTCACCTCAGAAGGCTGCTGTGCCTGTACCGGATGATTTCGTTGCCCTTGTGGAGTCTGCTACTACCCTTGATGAACTAAAGTCACTCTGGGCTGATGCTGTTGCTGGTGGATACTCTAAGACTGTGCAGGATGTTGTGACTAAGCGTAAAGGTGAGCTGGCATGACACCTGAAGAAATACGGTTTGAGCTGACTCAGGTTGGGCGTGAGCTTTACAAGGCTGCCGATGCCATTCAGACTCTTGAGGTTGAGGCTGAACGTGCTGAACTGCAAGCACAGTCTGTAATGGATAAGGCATACCTGACGGCTGAAGGGAATATCGAAGATCGTAAGGCTATTGCTCGTGAGCGTGCGATTGAGGCGCGTGACGGTGCTGTGATTGCTCGTGCTTCTTATAACAGGGCTAGGGCTAAGGCTAAGGGTTTGGAGTTGCAGCAGATGCGCCTGATGGCGACACTGAAAAGCATTCAGCTTGAGGGTGCGTAATGGATAGGTTGTGGATGCGTGAAGCCCTGTGTGCGCAATCGTCACCTGACCTGTGGTTTCCTGAAGGCTCGTTGCATGAGGTGAACGCTGAGGCTCGCCGGATTTGTAAGAAGTGCCCTGTGATTGATGAGTGTTTGGCGTATGCGTTGGCTAATAACGAAGATTTAGGCATATGGGGTGGATTGACCAGCTCTGAAAGAAAGCTCCTGAAACGTAAAGCAAAAAGACGCTAAAATGGAAGTACCCCAGCGATGCTATCAACATCCTGGGGCATGACCGGAATAGGAGTCCGATGTGAAACAGTGTAGCAAATGTAAAGAGCTAAAACCATTTGATTTGTTTAACGTAAAAACATCTATGAAAGATGGTTATAGATCAGAGTGCCGGAGTTGTCAGGCTGCTGTTAATAAAAAAAATTATGACAACAATAAAGACGTAATTTTAAAAAGAAATAAAAATTGGCGTTTGGCTAATCCTGAATATATTGCAGCTGAAAAACAAAAGTGGCAAAAGAATAATCCTGACAAGGTAAGAGTCAACAGCAAAAGATGGCAGCTTAAAAATCCGGATTATAAAAAGAATTATCAAAAGAATTGGCAAAAAACTAATCCGTTAAAAATAGCTGAATATAACATGCGTAGACGTGTTTGGCTTGCAGGTACTCAAGATTTTGTTATTACTGAAAAGTATTTGCGCAAGTTAAAGAGTCAGCCTTGTAATGCTTGTGGTTCTACTAAAAATATTCACATTGATCATGTTGTTCCTATTTCTAGGGGTGGCAATAACAGTGAGGGTAATCTTCAGCCTTTATGTGCTACTTGTAATTATTCTAAGAACAATAAACTTTGGATTGAGTTTAGAATCTATTTAAAAAAAGTTTCTAAATAAACTTGACTTGTGTATGTACAGGTGTATATTGGTTATAAACCAAGAGGGGAACCTCACAAAGAAAGGGAAACATCATGGGAATCATGAAAACTATCGCTATTGAACTAGAAGAACTAGATGCAGAAGTTGACTTTGACAATGCTGACGATCTGTTTGACCTGGTGATTGATACACAACTTGCAGGGGTGAAGCTTTCGCCCACTATGTTGCAGTACATTGTTCACAGTATTAACGAGTATCCTCATTTGCAGTGGTTGCGTGTGAATGATGAGTTTCGTGGTGCTTTTGATTGGCATTGGGTTGAGGTGGCAGCATAATGGCTAATACACCGTTGCGTTCTGTGCGTGTTGCTGATGAGATTTGGCAACCGGCTTTACTCAAGGCTGAGGCTGAGGGTATCCCGTTGACTGCTGTTATTGTTACAGCTCTTATAGAGTTTGTGAACGAGTCATGAGTATTGGTAAGCGGTCACGCCGTCAAGTAGATAAGTCGCGCCCTGAAGTGTTTAAACGTGATGGTCACTTGTGTGTGGCTGATGGTTTGTTTGAGGCTGTCAAATGGCCGTGTGTGGGCGGTCTGACTGTGCAGCATCGGCGCACTAAGGGTATGGGCGGTTCAGCTTTGGGTGATGCCCCTGAAGCCCTTGTCACCATGTGTAGTGGGCACAATGTGTTGCAGACTGCTGATGCTGATTTTGCTAAACGATGTGTGGAACTGGGTTGGGCTGTGCCACGCTGGGTTGCTGATCGCCACAAACTATCCCGTATACCTGTGAAGTATTGTGATGGCTGGTTTTTACTAACGGATGTTGACCGTGTGCCTATTAGTGAGAATACGGCTCAGGCGATTCTTGAAGACGTTTACGGGGATTTACTCGATTGAGTGCTACAATAAATAAAACAGCCCCTGGGATGCTCAACACATCCACAAGGGCCTAAGCAAATTACCTTAAACAGGAAGGCAATGCCATGAATACTACAATACCAACATCTAGGGAAAAGCGCGACATTGCGCTACAATATCTGGGGATTTCTGCCCGTAAGTTTGCGGAAGCACAAAACGACTATGATGCCTCTCTACGCGAACTAAAAACCATGCACCATTATCTTGACCTTGCCCTTGAGTATGGGTGTTCTGAGTCTGAGATGATGTTTGCTTTGGGTTATTCACGGCAGCGTTTTAACCGGCTCATGAAGCAGGTACAACGCTAATGGCATGGTTTAAAGTAGATGACGGTTTTTATACGTCAACAAAGTTTTTAATGATTCCTCGCCATTATCAGGTTCAGGCTGCTGGTGCTTGGTTACTTGCAGGAACTTGGTCAGCAGACAAAATGACTGATGGTTTTGTTCCATATGCAGTAATGGATTTATGGGATTTTGATGCTGAGGTTGTAGGCGAACTTGTTGCTAATGGTTTATGGGATCACGATGAAGAACGCGATGGAATTCATTTTCATGATTGGTCTGACTATCAGCCAACTAGGGAACAGTTAGAAGCTAGAAATGCTGAAAAGCACGCTAAAAAGGTTGCTGCTGGTATCAAATCTGGTGAGGCTAGACGAGCAAAGTCTGAACAGAATCGAACACCTGTTGAACAGAATCGAACAGAATCTGAACAAAACCCGAACCCCGAACCCGAACCCGAACCCCATAAAAACACTTCATCACCAAAGGCGATGGCTTTTGATGAATTTTGGGGTATTTGGCCACGCAAAGAGGGTAAGGCTAATGCTGTAAAGGCTTATGAGAAGGCTTTGAAGCAGATTAGTGAACCTGAATTGTTGGAAAAGGTTAGGGCTTATGTGTCCAGCCCTGCTAGACCTGATGTAAAGTTTGTGCCTCATGCTGCTACTTGGCTTAATGGTGAACGTTGGCTTGATGACCTTGTACCGGCTAAACCGGATATTGATCCTGATTGGTGGATGTATCCACAGGAAAGCGTTTCAGTATGAGCGATGTAGAGAAGGCCGTTATCGGTTCAGTGTTGCTTGATTCGTCTGTGTTGCCTTTTGCGATGGCGGAAATATCGTCTAACGATTTTCTTGACCCTGAACTTGAGGTTTTGTGGCAGGGCATGATTCGTATGCGCACCACAGGTGAACCTATTGACCCATTAACCGTGTCAGGTAACATGACGGCGTGGGGTGTGAAACGTCTTACGGCGGCTGACTTGTGGAAGATGATTGACACCGTGCCTCACGCACATTCAGTAGCTTCATATGCCAAGCAGGTGCGTGATGATTCTTTGCGCCGCGCCCTTGTTGATGCAGGCAGGAACATTCTTGACGGTGCTACTAGTGGTGAACAGCCTGGTGAGGTAATCGCAAATACTATCAACAGTTTGCGTGAGGTTCAGCGTGGTGCTACTGGTAAAGATTTACAGGCTAAAGCACTGATTGAAATCCTTGAGGGTGTAGACGATTACGATTGGTGTATTCCTGGACTTCTGGAACGTAAAGACCGTTTCGTGTTGACGGGTACTGAGGGTGCAGGTAAATCTACGTTTGTACGTCAGCTTGCCGTGTTGTCTGCTGCCGGTATACATCCGACAACGTTTGAAAAGATTGAGCCGGTGAAGTGTTTGATTGTTGATGCTGAGAATACTGAACAGCAGTGGCGGAGAGCTACAAGGTCTATGGCTGATAAAGCTTCACGGGTTGGCACTGTTGATCCACGGCTTACAGTGCGCCTAGCGTGTTCGCCACGTATTGATTTGACTCGTGACGCTCATCTTGGGCAGGTGCATAGGCTGATTGATGAACATAACCCTGACGTACTGTTTGTTGGCCCGTTGTATCGGTTGACGCCTCGAGCTATAAACAATGATGATGATGCTGCACCTTTGTTGTCTGCTCTTGATACTTTGCGTGATAGGGGTGTTGCTCTTGTGATGGAAGCTCACGCCGGTCACGCGCTAGGTAGCGGTGGTGAACGCGAAATGCGCCCTAGAGGTTCTGCCGCATTGATGGGGTGGCCAGAGTTTGGTATGGGGATTAGGCAGTCTAAGCTTGACCCTACATCGTTTGATGTTGTGCGTTGGCGTGGTGACAGGGATCAGCGTGCTTGGCCTCGGTTTATGCGTAGGGGTGGTGATTGGCCGTGGACTCCAACAGAATTGTAAACCTGATGGATGCTGAAAAGTTTTTTAACCGTAAACGCAATAAGCATCAGTTGAAGCGGCTTGAGGCTGAACGGTTTACGCTGACACCACAGAAGGCGAAACGTAAAACACTCAAGAAAATCAATACTAGAAAAGTCTCAACACCTGATATAGACTTTACAGAACGTCAAATACAGATAGCAGTTCAGGCGTTACAGAAAGGGAAACCATGACTAGCGAGGAAGCAGAAAAGATAGAGGCACTTCTTATCATGCTCAACAAGATAGTGTTTATAACAAGTCAATCTTCTCAAGGCGATATTAGCCCTGAGGTGGCAATGGCAGAAATCACTGACATTGTTCTTGGAAGAAAATAAGGAAGTCATACTATGGCGAAGATAACAGTAATCGGATTTGTGTCTGATTGGAAATACCAAACCACTGAACCTAACCCTAAATGGGCTATGAAAATCAGTGAACCACATTCTAAAAAGGATGGGGAAAAGTGGGTTAAAGTTGGCTCAACAAATTACACAGTAAAAGCTGCGTATGGTGTAGAGATTGACTTTAGCCAGTATCGTCAAGGTGATCGTGTAGAAGTTACTGGCACGCTTACTTCTGAGGATTGGGAGTCTAACGGGCGTAAGGGTAAAGCTCTTATCGTTAAGGCTTCTGAAGTGTCTCAGGTGCAGTCTGGTCAGCATGATGCACGCCAGCCTGGAACTAAAGAAACCATCCCAAGCGATTGGGTTGAAGTTGATGATGGTGCGCCATTCTAATGAATCAGCGTATAGCTAACGTGTTGGTGCTTGGCCTGATTGTAACTTTGGTGTTGCTTTCAGGTCAGGCTGAACCTGTGACAGCGGTTGCAGGTTACGTCTACGCGGCGTTGCTCAGTATTGCTTTACTTGTACAACTGTTTAGAAAGGATAACTAATGTTAGAAAATTTGGTGAAAGAGGTTCCGGTTCGTTCTTGCAGGATTCGCACTATCCGTGATGAACTGAGCAAGACTGACGCTGTTCTGTTTATGGAATATGTTAATGACACTGAGAATTGGACTAGTCATACTCTTGCTAAGGCGTTGGCTACTCGTGGTCTTGGTGTTGATCCTAAAGCGATTCAGCGTCATCGCCTAAATCATTGCACTTGCAGGTTTTTAGATGCTGGATAATCTAAAACCGGCTGCTAAGGTTGATGCCCCTAGTGGGTTTCGACCTGGCTTAGAGTTCGATGGGGTGGAAGGTGTAGCTACTACGCCTGGATATAAGTCTGAGCCTAACAACTTTGATGAGTTTTTGATTGAGGCTGGTATTGACCCTACTGGTATCGAAGTGATACCACCTGTTCGCACGAGCCGCTGGCAGCGTTATGATGGCGAATGGCTGGTTTCGTACCGTTTCCATTTCAGGCGTAAGGGTGAGGTTGGGCTTGATTTGCCTGTTCTCATGTCTCAAGCGTTTAAAAATGTGAAGCTGAAACCGTTGAAAGATACTGCTGATAAGGCTCTTGTAGTGTTGTGGTCTGATTTGCAAGTGGGCAAGGTTGACTATCGTGGCAACAGTCACACGTTAGTTGAGCGTGTTGCACTGATGCAGCAACGCCTTGTAAAGCTGGTGAAGGAACAGAAGCCTAAGAAGATTATTTTCTGTGACACTGGCGACACTATTGAGAACTTTAGCAACGCGGCTAGCATGGCTCAGTTGCAGGGTAACGATCTCAGCATTATGGAGCAGGTTGATTTGGCTACAACGTTTGCCTGGCAGACACTCAAACAGCTTGTTGCCCTTGTGCCTGATGTTACTTATGCTTCTATCGGTTCTAATCACTGTCAGTGGCGTGTAGGCGGTCAGACTGTCGGTAAAGCTACTGATGACTGGGGCGTACACATTGGGCGAACTTTGGCACGCCTCGCGCATGAGACTGAACTGCCTATAACGTTTATCGAACCACAGCCACATGATGAGACTCTAGCTTTAGATGTCTTTGATGACGGTTTCCACATTTTAGGGTTAGCTCATGGTCATCAGGTGAACCGCCCTGACATGATGGCTGACTGGTGGCGTAAACAGGCTTTCGGTAAGCAGCCGGTAGCTGGTGCAACAATTCTGGCTCACGGCCACTTCCACCATTTACGTGTTACGGAATTAGGTTCTAATGATCGTGGCAACTCACGCTTCATTGTGATGGCGTCAACATTAGATAACGGTTCAGGCTGGTACAAGCTACGTTCTGGTGAGGACTCTATCCCTGGACTTGTTACTATGGTGCTTGAGCAGGGTGTTGAATTTACTGGCACAGTATATAAACTGTAAGTAATTAGAAAGGGAAACAATGCCAAAATATGTTTATCAATGTGATTGTGGCTACCGTGAAGAAGTCACACACAGCATTCATAGTGAGATTCAGATTATGTGTTCTTACTGTGAGATTCCTTTAGTGCGTAAACCTCAGAGGGCAGCAGTGAACTTTAAGGGTGATGGCTGGGCGAGCAGGGAAACCAGATAATGTATTCGATTCATAACGCACAGTTTTGTTGCCCCAAGTTTAGGGATATGTTGCTTGATGGTGAGGATGCTGATGAATGCACTAATGAGCCTGTTTATGTTGTTGAAACACAGGTGAAGTAATGCGCATACTATCCCTAACACCGTGGCCGATATATCCTGCAATGTCTGGCGGTCAAGAACGCTGCTGGAATCTACTAAGCCGTATACCAGACAACACCGTATATTCAATTGACTGGGTAGGTGAAAGCCGTCAAGAACGTGTAGGTGACACTAACCTTAAAGTGATTGCAGCTGATGATAAGGCACGCGATCAGGCTAAGAAACTTATGCAGTCTGGTGTGCAAACCTTTGACCCTATCCCTATGTTGACTAAAGAAAACCTTGTAACGATTCGTAGGGAGATAGATAACTATGACCCTGACCTTATTATTCTTGAACATCCGTGGCTGTTAGACCTTATAGAAGACAGACCCTATGTTTACGATAGTCACAACTGTGAAACAGTATCTACTGCACAGCAACGCGCACACAGCCTAGACCTAGATTTAGTATTAAATTTAGAGCGAAGGGCTACACAACAGGCAGAACACATGACCTACACCAGCACTGAAGACCTGAAGCAGATGCGCAAACTGTACCCATTCACTACACCAGTGACACACATCCCTAACGGTGTAGACATTCCTGCACAGCGTGCAACAGGTGAGGAACTAAACCTCATCTTTGTAGGCTCACTGTATGGCCCTAACCTTCAGGCCGCAAAAACACTAATAACACTTGCACCCTTGTTACCTGAATACAAGATACGCATAGCAGGAAGCGTATGCACAATGTTAGATACAGAGTATGAAAACGTTGAACTGTTAGGGCAGATAACAGACAAACAACTCGACTACTATCTGAGAACATCGTTTGCCTTCGTGAACCTTATGGGGCAAGGCTCAGGCACATCACTCAAGGTTGGTAGAGCTTTAGCCTACGGTCTACCAGTAATCACTACTGTGTTGGGCGGTAGAGGATACACAAGCCCACTCGTAACACATCCAGGCTATCTCCCAGATATGTTGCAAGCATTGCGCAAAAACTGGCAACACCATTCAGACCTAGCTTATGAGGAAGCACTAACACTCACATGGGATACCATCAGCCAACGATTCAACAAGGTAATTCACAGTGCGTAACTTTATGAAGCCTTGCATAGTATGTGGAACACTCTCACGCGCTACAAGATGTGAAACACATGAGAAAGAAGTAACCCAACGCAAAGAGGCCGCAAGAAACTCTGATCCCATCTACAAGGCTAAGAAAGCTACCCTATACGGGTATGCACACCAGAAGGCTAGACGTGAACTAGTAGCTAACGCAACAGTCTGTTACATATGCGGTAAAGCATTCACACCAACAGACAAGATTGATGCTGATCACCTGATACCTAGTGACCCCTACTCCCCACTAGCTGCAACTCACGCAAGTTGTAACAGAAGCAGAGGGAACACACCACTGAAGTAACCATTCGAACATATCTTCGAACAACGTTACATAAACACACACATCCCATCCCCCCTATACGTCATTAACGGGGGTGGGTTTTTTTGTGATAGATACGCCACTCCTCACCCCCCAGCCTAGCCTTCTGTGTATATCCGCATTTGAAACGGTTTGACAACAACATGTAGTGGTAGGCTTGAACTGAACTTTTGAAAGGTGGTTTGGTTTTGGGTAATCCTGTTAAACCTGCTGAGTTGAAGTTGTTGCAGGGCAATCCTGGTAAGCGCAAGATTGCTACTGATGATGCGCTTGTGCCTTTGGAGTATGGCTATGTTGAGCCTTTGCGTGAGCTTGGCCCTGTTGGTCGTCAGTTTTGGGATTCTATTTTTGGTGCTGGTGAATTGTGGATTTCTATCCGTACTGACTTGCAACTTGTGCAGTTGGTTTGTGAGTTGATGGATAGGCGCGAGTTTTTGCGTGAGGCGTTTAAGGCTGATCCCGTTGACCGCAAGGTGAACATGAGTTTGTTGGAAACTGAGAAGGCTATTATTAGTGGTTTGTCTTTGTTAGGCTTTAGTCCTGCTGACCGTACTCGTCTTGGTTTGGTTAGCGCGAAAACTAAATCTAAGTTGCAGGAGCTGATGGAAGCTAAACAGGCTAAGAAGGATGGCGTTGTCTAGTTGGCCGCCGGCTATTTTGACCCCTGTTAGTGATGTTGCTATTGCTCAGGGTGATGGTGAGTTTGCTTCTGCTTTTGCTGAGGCGTTTGGTTCTATTGGTAAGGATGGTATTGCTGGTAAGGCTGGTGACAGGCTGAGGTTGCGCGACTGGCAGAAAGAGTTACTGCTGAGACTTTATGCGCGTGATGAAAATGATGGGCTTATTGCCCAGACTGCCCTTATCGGTATGCCTCGCAAAAACGGTAAGTCTGCTTTGTCTTCTGCTGCTATTGGTTTGTATTCGCTGATTGGTGAGGGCATTCAAGGTGGTGAGGTTATTGCGGTTGCTGCTGAAAAAGAACAGGCGCGTATTGTGTTTGGTGAAGCTAAACGGATGATTGAATCTAGTGAGCTTGCAGACATGGTGACTATCTATAAAGATTCGTTGTTTGTTCCTGAAACTAATTCTGTGTTTCGTGTGGTTTCTGCTGAGGCTTATTCTAAAGAAGGTTTGAACCCTAGCCGCGTAATTATGGATGAGTTGCACGCGCACAAGAACCGTGATTTGTTTGATGTGTTTTCTTTGGCTATGGGTAACCGCGGCAAGATTGGGCAACTCGTAGCGATTACTACTGCCGGTGTGAAGTCTGACATGACAGGTAAAGACTCTATTGCTTATACCTTGTACCAGTACGGTAAGAAGGTTGCCAGTGGTGAAATAGATGACCCGTCATTCTTTATGGCGTGGTGGGAAGCACCTGAGAACATGGATCACAAGAACCCTGAAGCGTGGCAGATTGCTAATCCTGGCTTTGAGGATATTGTTTCTAAACAAGATTTTGAGTCTGCTGTGCGTAGAACGCCTGAGGCTGAGTTTCGTACTAAGCGGTTGAATCAGTGGGTGTCTTCTGCTGAGGCGTGGCTACCTGCTGGCGCGTGGGCTGCCTGTGAGGATGAGTTTGTTATCACATCTGATAACAACATTGTGTTAGCGGTTGATGGTTCATTTAGTGGTGACTCTACCGTTATTGTTGCGGCGGTTATTCCTGATACGGATGATGAGCCGGTGAAGGTGTCTTTGGTGAAGGCGTGGGAGAAAGACCTTGATAATGATGGTGATGATTGGCGTGTAGATATTGCTGATGTGGAAGCTACCATTGTTGAGTTTGTAACTAAACACCCTAACGTTAAAGAGATTGTGTTTGACCCATTCCGGTGGGCGCGAACTATGCAGGTTTTAGAGGATCAGGGTTTCCCTGTGGTGGAGTTTCCTCAATCTCCTAGCCGTATGATTAAGGCTTGCGCTAAGTTCTTTGATGCAGTGCAGGAACATAACCTTATTCATGACGGTAACCCTACACTTGCACGCCATTTAGATAATGCAGTGTTGAAGATGACTCCGGCTGGGCCACACATTAAAAAGGATGCGCGTAACTCGCCTAGAAAGATTGACGCCGCTGTATCATCTATTATGGCGGTTGACCGTGCTTTATCGGGTAGAATAGAAGAAGTTGTACCACAATTCTTTTTTTAGGTTTTAATATGTCAACAGTTATTCAACTTGCAGGTGCGGTAGCCATTACTGCCGGTGCGTTCCTTCTAAGCCCTATTGCTGGGCTGATTGTTGGTGGCGCGTTTCTTATTCTTATCGGTTTGGCGGTTACTAAATAATGTTTGAAAAGTTTTTTGAATCTCGCGCAGTCTCTTACCAGTCTGTGTGGGCATCGGGTGACAATATAGAGTTTGGTCAGCTATCTGGTACAAACATTACGTCTGAGAGTGCGTTTCAAGTTAACGCCATTTATAGTGCAATTAGTCTTATCGCTGACACTATCTCTACGTTGCCGCTTGATGTTTTTGTGCGCCGTGATGGTGCGCGTTATCCGTTCCGCCCTGCACCTGCTTGGGTGCAGAATCCTGACGTTGATTTACCTCGTGAAGCGTTTTATTCAAGTGTTGTAGTGTCGTTGTTGCTTGAGGGTAACGCTTTTATTCGCGTGTTCTCTAATGAGCGTGGCGAGGTTGTGAACCTTGTTGTGTTGAATCCTACAACTGTTGAGGTGAAGCGTAACGGTTTGGGCCGTCTAATGTTTACGGTCAAGGGTGAGAAGAAAGCGTTATCGTCTGAGGAGATTGTTTTCATTCCTGACGTGTTGCGCCCTGGTACTGTGCGCGGTGTTTCTCGTATTGAGGCTTTGAAAGAGAACTGGGGCTTGGCTCTAGCTATGGAAAAGTTTTCTGCCACGTTCTTTGGGCAGGGTACTAATCTTGCTGGTGTTATTGAGTTCCCTGGGAATTTGACTCAGGAACAGTCTGATCAGTTGCGTAATGGTTTTGATAAGGCGCATCAGGGTTGGCAGCGCGGTCACAAGACTGGTGTTCTTTCAGGTGGTGCAACGTGGAAATCTACACAGATTGACCCTGACAAGTCCACTCTGGTTGAGTCTCGTAATATGGCTGTTGCTGATGTGGCTCGTGCGTTCAATATTCCTAATCACTTGTTGGGTATTCCAGGAACTAACTCTTATGCTTCGGTTGAGGAATCTAACCGTGCTTGGTTGTCCACAAGTATCACGCCGTTAGTGTCGAAGATTGAGGGTGCAATGTCACCGCTCATGATGCGCACCCCTGGTGGTGAGAACGCCTTCTTGAAGTTCAATCTTGATGGTTTGTTACGCGCTAACATTCAAGCCCGTATGAGCGCATATTCCACAGGCTTACAGTCTGGATTCCTAACCATCAACGATGTGCGCCGTATCGAAGACCTACGCCCGATTGATGACGTTTCTGCGGATACTGTTCGTGTGCCTTTGGCTAACGTAAACATTGAGGCCGCTGAATTGTCTGCCGATTCTGAGCGTGTTGCTATGGCTCAGAAACTTATCTTGTCTGGTTTTGATCCTGCACAAACTTTGTCTGCTTTGGGCTTGCCTGCTATTGAACATACTGGCCTTGCTTCTACACAGTTGCAGGCTGTGGCACAGATTGACCCTGAAGACCCTACAAGCGTTTATGAGGTGCAGTAATGCAAGAACCTGGCTACCTAGATTTGAACTGTTATCAGGGTGCAAACTTTGACTACACGCTAACGTGGAAGTCTGCCGGTGTACCCGTAAACCTCACAGGCTATTCAGCCCGTATGCAGGTTCGTGAAACCTATGATGCCGGTACTGCTGTTGTAAATATCACTTCAGGTACAGGCATTACTTTGGGCGGTACTGCTGGCACTATCGGTTTAGCTCTAACGGCAACAGCGACTGCCGCGCTTGACGGTACACCAAACAAACAATACGTTTACGACTTGGAGTTACAGAGTGGTGCAGGATACGTTACCCGTCTTGTTGAAGGCCGCTTTACCGTTTACCCTGAGGTTACACGATGACAGAAATTGTCTACACTCAGTCAACGGGTACTGTGACCGTTGCTACACCAACAAATGCGACTGTTGATGTTCAGGCTGGGCAAGACACTATCGTAGTGAATCCTCCAGATTTTGCTTACATTAGTGTGCATGACACTACTGATCAGTTTGATGGTAGCCCTAGCGCGGTTTATAAGATTCGCGCCAATACTGTTGATTCACAGTATTTAATCAATTTTCAGGGTGACACTTTCACGTTTCTGCAAAAAGGTTTATACAGTATTATTTTTTCTATTCAATGGCAAAATGCTTCTTCTAACTTTGTTGGCACTAACGTTTTTTTGAAAAAGAATAATCAGGTTGTGCCTAATACTTCTTCTTATACTTCTGTTCCTGGTAAGCATGGGCAAACTAATGGCGGTGCTATTACTGCTGTGAACTTTCTTGAACGTTACGATGTAAACGATACTTTATCGTTGTGGTGGCAGACAGGTAATTCTGAATGTACCGTTAATGCTGTTCCTGCTGTAACGTCACCTGAAATGCCTTTATCGCCTAGCGTGATTATTACTATTGTGCAGGTTGCCTAATGCCGTATTTTGTTACTGACCAGCACCCTGACTGTCCAGCGTGGGCTACCGTGAAAGAGGGTGGCGAACTTGTGGCTTGTCACGGTTCTGAGCAGGATGCTATTGATCAGATGGTTGCTATTAGTGTTGCTGAGGATATTGTGCCTGGTGGCACTTATGAGGGTGAGTTTCGTCAGATTGATTTGTCTCCGCCTGAGTTTATGCGTGAAGCCGCTAGGCAAGGTTTGCGTTATTACCAAGAGGGTTTAGCTGGTGATGGTTTGACTGATAGAACGGTGCGCGAGGCGCGTTCTATGGCTGCCGGTGAGGTGTCCGAAGATAAGTGGGTGCGCATTGCCGCGTGGATTTCGCGCCATCTTGGTGATTTGGATTCACCTGCCGCTGATCCTGAAAGTGATGACTATCCTTCTGCTGGTGTTGTGGCGCATTTGTTGTGGGGTTCAGGCCCTTCTAAAGAGGCTGCTAATCGTGCGTTGGCTTACGCTACAAGAATTGTTTTACGTATCAAAAATGAAAATGAGGCAAATATGTTAGATAATAGTGTTATGGATACTCGTGCTGAAATTGGTGAGCTTGCAGTTGATGACATTGTGCGTTGGATTGTTGGCGATGACGTAAAGTTTGGTCAGGTTGCTTCTGTGTCTGACACAACTGTTGAGGTTGTTGTTTGGGATGAGGAAGATGGCGTTTGGTATCCCACTGAGCTGACTGCTGTTGTTGATGTTGCAGTGTTGGAGAAGCTTGACGGTTTGCCTGAACCTGAAATGGATGAGGAAGATATGTCTTCACGTTCACACAACAAGTTCGAGACCCGTCTGAATGTAACTAACTTTGAGATTCGTGAGACTGCTGACGGTATGCTCTTTGAGGGTTACGCTTCAGTGTTTAACAGCCGGTCAGAAAACCTGGGTGGCTTTACTGAGTTTGTTGCCCCTGGTGCTTTTACTCGTTCATTGAAGTCTCGTAATGATGTGAAGCTTTTGTGGAATCATGATGCCGGTCAGGTTCTTGGTTCTACTCGTGCTAAGACTATGAGCCTTGTTGAAGATAGTCGTGGTTTAAAAGTTTCTGCAACTTTGCCTAACACTTCTTTAGGGCGTGACACTGCTGAACTTATTCGTACCGGAATTATTGACTCTATGTCTTTCGGTTTCAACGTGATTAAGGATAGCTGGAATGCTGAGGGCAATGAGCGCACCCTGCACTCTGTACGCCTGTTTGAAGTTTCTATTGTGGCGTTCCCTGCTTACAGTTCTACTGCCGGGACAACTAATGTGCGTAGCGTTGAGAAGTTGGCTAAACGTGCTGAGGTGGATATGGCTGAACTTGAGGCCGCGCTGATTAAGCTTGAGTCTGGTCAAGATTTAGATGAGGCTTCACGCGATCTACTGAACAATGTTATTAACAAGGTGTCACCTTCAGTAACGTTTGACCCTGAACAGGATTCGACTGTTGTTGGTGATTTAGGTTTGTTGGCTTTGAAGAAGAAGAAGCTGGAACTGCTAGACTTGTAATTCCGCTGGTGTGCGGCTTGGATTCCCCTGACGATGACTCAGGGGTTTCCTTTTGCCTAAACGTAAACATTCACTATGTATATATATTTTTGGTATACTATTTATGGCTGAGTGTTAGCACCGCCATTTTTATTCATCGTGTGCTTGCGTGTTATCCACCAGTCCACAAATCCTAATTGGAGTATCATGTCTGAGTTCATCAAGTCTCAGCAAGAAACCAAGGCTAACCTTGTTGAGCAGGTTCGTAGCGTTATTGACGCTGCTGAAGCTGAATCTCGTGGCCTTGTTGCTGAAGAAGTTGAAAAGATTGATCGCATTGAGGTAGACATTCGTCGTATTGACGATGCCCTTGCGATTGCAACCCGTAACGAAGAACGCAAATCTGAAGCTGCTATTGCTGCTGCTGGTTTCGTTCCTGCAATGGAAGAACGTAGCGACGCTGACATCTTCCGTGCAATGGCTCGTGGAGAAGTTCGCTCTCACAACTTTGAGAAGCGTGCAACCCTCGTTCCTGCAACTGCAACTGTTCCTGTTTCGTTCCTTGACCGTGTATACGGTTTGGCTCGTCTCGTAGGGCCTATGCTTGACGTTTCTGAAGTTATCACTCGTACTTCAGGTAACGACATCCGCATCCCTATCTACACCGCATTCAGCACTGCAACCCAGACTTCTGCTGGTTCTGCAATCAACGAAAGTAACCCCACTTTTGATTCTCTCCTTCTTCAGCCAGCAAAACAGGCTTTCATTGTTCCTGTTGCTAACGAGCTGTTGACTGATGCAGGATTCGACATTGAGGCTGTTATCGCTGAACAAGCTGGTAACGCTATCGGTTTTGCTGTTAACGGTACTGCTACTGCAACTTTGGTTGCTGCTGCTGGTTCTGGTGTTGTTGGTGGAACAACCACCATCTCTGCTGACCAACTGATTGACCTTGCTTACTCTGTTGATGGTGCTGCTCGCCGTCTTCCAGGTGTAGGTTACATGGCTAACGGTTCCACCATTGGTGCAATCCGTAAGCTCAAGGACACTGCTGGTAACTACCTCTACAACGTAGGAGTAGGTCAGCCTGACACCTTCGCTGGTTTCGCTGTATACGAGAACCCAGCTATGGACTCTATTGCTTCTGGCAAGAAGTCTGTTCTGTTCGGTGACTTGCGCTCTAACAAGATCGTAACCACTGGCCTTGAGGTTGCTGTTTCATCTGACGCATACTTTGCTAACGATGTAACTGGTTACCGTTTCACTTACCGTTTCGCTTCTGGTCTAACCCACGCAGCACACGTTAAGTACCTCGTAAACGCCTAATAACGTTTATATAGATTCAGCCCCTCTAGTGTGTAGGTTCACTAGGGGGGTTGTTCTAGTTAAACGAAATGCCCCTGAATATAACTCGACTATACTCAGGGGCTGTGGTTTCGTCTGCCCCATCCGGATAATGAAGCAAGTGTGAACTAATTTAGCATTAGTTGTAGAATAGTAGCAACCTATGAAAGGGAAATAATGGCTGTTGAGAAATTGCGCGGTGTCGTATCGGTAGCATCTAATTCTTATGATGCACCTACGGGTTACGGGGTGCAGACTAAGCTTCTGATTGACCGTATGGTGAAGCATGGTTTGAAGGTTGCTAACTTGTCTAACTATGGGCTTGAGGGCCGTATTAATGAGATTAAAACACCTTACGGAAAGATTACACATTACCCTAAGGGCTTTAAACCTTATAGTGATGATGTTATTCCTGTGTGGCATGGTGATCATAAGGCTAAACATCCTGATATTAAGGATGCTGTTGTTACTTTGTATGACCAGTGGGTTTACAATGATATGCAGTTTGACGGTCAGATTTTTGCGTGGACTCCGCTCGATCATGTGACGTTGCCACCTAAGGTGTTGAAGTTTCTTTTGAAGCCTAACGTGACGCCTATTACTATGAGTCCTCACGGTCAGAGACAGCTTGAGGCTGCTGGTGTTGAATCGGTTTATATTCCTCACGCTATTGATACTAAGGTTATGAAGCCTACTGCTGAAGTGTTTGGTGTTCCTACTAGGCAATATCTTGATGTGCCTGAGGATGCTTTCTTGGTGTCTATGGTGTCTGCTAATAAGGCTAACGGGTTGGTGCATCGTAAGGCTTTGGCTGAACAGTTTATGGCGTTTAGTATTTTTAGGCAGTCTCATCCTGACGCTTATTTGTATATTCATTCTGAGCCTTCTAATGCTTTTGGCGGTTTCAATATCCCTAATCTTTTGAAGGCGTGTGGGTTGAATGATGAGTTTGTGCGCATTCTAAATACTGATGTGAATCGTACTGGTTATCCTGATGAGTTTCTTGCCGGTGTGTATACGGCTTCTGATGTGATGTTGCAGGTTAGCTATGGTGAAGGGTTCGGTGTGCCTGTGGTTGAGGCTCAGGCGTGTGGCACCTCGGTTATTACTTCTAACTGGGCGGCCACTCAAGACCTTGCCGGTGATGACTCATGGCTTGTAGATGGTCAACCGTTCTGGGATGAACCTCAACAGGCGTTCTACAACATCCCCAACATTGGTTCTATCGTGAACGCCCTAGAGCTTGCCTATGAAGCACCACGAGGTAAGAGCCAGGCTTCTATTGATTTCGCCCGTCAGTTTGATGTTGAGACTGTGTGGAACTGGTATTGGATGCCACTGCTCAGAGAATACTTTAATGCTCCCTAACCTAATCATTCCCACATTGAACCGTTATGACTTGTTGCAACGGCTAGTAAACAATTTCGATTATCCGATAAAACATTTACTTGTTATAGATAATGGTGGCAGTCTAGAAGGGTTGGTTGTACCGGATGTTGTACAACAAACAACTGTTCTGAATATGCCTTCTAATCTTGGTGTGGCATCGTCATGGAATCTAGGAATAAAGTCTTTCCCATTTGATGACCGCTGGTTTATCGCATCAGATGACACTATCTTTGGGCGTGGCGCGTTAGAAGACTGGCATAACGTTTCACACCCTTACCGGCTAGTAACGTCAGATAAAGACCCGTTCTGGCAGTTCTTTGTTATCGGTGAAGAACTTATCGGTAATGTGGGTTTGTTTGATGAAGCTATACATCCAGCTAACTTTGAAGATGATGAGTATGAGTGGCGTTGTGAAATGTTAGGTTATCCGGTTGATCGTGCAGATGTTGAGCATCATCATGACGGGCAGGGCACAGTTTTTCATCCTGAGTTTGTGTCTAAGAATCGTGGCACTTATGTTTTGAATGAATCGTATTTTAATATGAAGAAGCGTGAACAGGATTTGTCTGACGGCTCATGGATGTTGGCGCGTAGGCGTTTGAATAGTTGGGATTGATTATGGCGCATCCTGAACAGCGAGAGTTTTTTACAGAACTGCAAGATGAGTTTCCTGAAATGTTTTTTGACGTATCAGTGTTGGAGATTGGATCACTAAACATTAACGGCACAGTCAGAGACTTTTTTGATGCCACTAAATATGTTGGTGTTGATGTTGGTGAAGGCCCTGGTGTTGATGTTGTAGGTCAGGGTCAAGAGCTGGAGTATGCAGATAACAGTTTTGATGTGGCTGTGTCTGCTGAGTGTTTTGAACATAACCCGTACTGGTTGGAAACGTTTGACAACATGGTGAGGATGTCGCGTAAGTTTGTTGTGTTTACTTGTGCTTCTACGGGTAGGGCTGAACATGGCACGAGTAGGACTACACCGGCTGATTCGCCGTTTACGGTTGAGTGGGATTATTACCGGAATCTTGATGAGAGTGACTTTTTAGAAAACTATGATTTTAGTGTTTTTGATTTTTATAGGTTTGTTTATAATTCTGATTCTTGTGACCTCTACTTTGTTGGTGTTTTGCCGGTACAATAGGTATAGGGTTTTTAGGAGTTTATTTTGGCTATCACAAATGGTTACGCGACACTAGCTGATGTTAAGGCTGCTTTGCGTATAACGGATTCTGTTGATGATTCACTAATTGAGTTGTCTATTGAGGCTGCTTCACGGGAGATTGACGGCCACTGCAACCGTGTCTTTTATTCCACTACTGGCACTCGTGTGTATCAGAACGTTGATTCTTTTATGACTAACACTGATGACATCATTTCTATTACTAGGTTAAGAACTTCTGATGACGGTGTGTTGTATGACACTACTTGGACTACGGCTGATTATCAGCTTGAGCCGTTGAATGGTGTTGCTGGTGGGCTTGTGCAACCGTTTACCCGTATTCGCGCTATTGGTGACTATCTGTTTCCTGTGTGGTCTGTGACGGGTACTTACGGTAATAAGGCTTCTGTTGAGGTTCAGGGTGTGTTTGGTTGGTCTGCTGTTCCTACTGCTGTGAAACAGGCTACGATTCTTTTAGCTATGCGTCAGTTCAAAAGATATGATTCCCCGTTGGGTGTTGCAGGGTTTGGTGACATTGGTGCTATCCGTGTAGGTCGTACTGATCCAGATGTTCAGGCACTTCTTGCACCGTTTATGAAGACGGTTTCCTCGTGAGCATCAGCCTTATCCGTAAGGGCTTAGGAACGAATCTAGGCACTATTCGTGGGCTTAGGGTAGCTGAGACTATTCCCGATAATCCTTCGCCTCCTATCGCCGTTATAGCGTTAGGGAACGTTACCTATGATGGCGCGTTTGATGGCGGTCTAACAATCTATAACTTTACTGTGTCTGTGATTGTTGGCCGTGTGGCTGAACGTGAAGCACAACGCCGGTTAGATACTTTTATTTCTACCGATGAGGGTTCGATTAAGCACGCTATTGAGTCTGAGAAGTCTCTTGATGGTGCAGCGTATGATGTGCGTGTTTCTGAGATGACTAACGTTGGTGCTGTGCAGTTGGGTGATGCAACTTATTTGGCGTGTGATTTTGCTGTTCAGGTTTACGCTAGATAACGCTGTTGGGTAGTGTAGAATAACTTATAGAGCTTACTGCTTTATTGTTCATATTTTTTTAGGAGTTACTGTGGCAAAGTTTGTTGCAACAGATGTAAAGGTTCTCATTAACGGACTTAACCTGAGTGATCACATTGCCCAGGTTTCTCTTGAGCAGACCTCAGATGAAATTGAGACTACTGCTTTTGGTACTGAATGGCGTCAGCGTATTGGTGGCGGCCTGAAAGATGCTTCAATTTCTATTGACTTCCACCAGGACTTTGGTGCAGGTTCGGTTGATGCTACTCTTTCACCCCTGTTTGGTTCTATCGCTACCGTAGTTGTTACACCAACTAGCGGTTCAGTTTCAGCAACTAACCCTTCATTCACGGGAACTTTCAGTGTTGTTCAGTACAGCCCTGTTGCTTCTTCTGTTGGTGACTTGGCTACGTTGTCTGTTAGCTGGCCTTCTGCTGGAACTGTTTCACGGGGTACTGCATAATCATGCAACCACTTAACCTACAAATACAGTTCATTGATGGCAAGACTGAAGATGTTTCTACAACGGCTGCTGACTATATAAAGTTTGAAACACATTTTGATAAGTCTATTGCTGCTCTCGGTAATGACGTTCGCCTAACTTATATGTTCTTTCTTGCGTGGTCTGCTTCTAAGCGCACTGGTAAGACTGAGCTTGAGTTTGAGGATTGGTCTGAGACTGTGAGCATGGTTGGGGAGTCTGACCCAAAAGCATAAAGGGGCTAGGTGATAGTTCTACACATTGGGCTATTGCACAACTAGCTTTTGAATATAAGATTTCCCCTAAGGAACTTCTTGAGCTTGAGCCACGGATGTTGTGGACTTTACAGCGGTATCTTGTTGCTCGTGTGAACGCGCAAAACAAGCGGTAGAATAGTATCAAGGAGTTCTCATGGATGTTCAAGTTAGTGTCAACAAAGATGATGTTGCACGCACTTTTCGTATCCTGAGAAACGTTGACCCTAATCTTGTTAAAGAGTTGCGCCAAGAGTTGCAGTCTGAGCTGAAACCTTTGGCTAAGGCTATTGCTGCTAAGTATCCTAGTCAGCCTACATTATCTGGTTTTGGACAAGCTTATGGGCGTTGGGGTTGGGATCGTGTTACTGGCACTGTGAAGGTTACGCCTGGTAAAACTCGTAAAGGTGCAGGTAGAAATAACCTTGTGTCTTTGTCTATGAACTATAAGACTGCTACACCTTTTGTGTTAGATATGATTGGGCGTAAGAATCCTGGCATTAGCCCTCAGGGTAAGGCTTTATATCGTGCTATCAATGAGCAGTTTCCTGCATGGCCTAATGGTGGGCGTATTTTCTATAAACCCTTTAAGGCTGCTGCAACAAATATTCAAGGTCATGCTGAAACGATTATTAACCGTTGGTCTGTGAAGGTAAGTGAGGAGTTGAATTAATGGCTATTTCATTACCCATTGTTTCTAAGTTTGATGATAAGGGTGTTAATCAGGCTGAGTCTGGTTTAAATAAGCTTGGCGGTTTTGCTGAGAAGGCTGGTATTGCTGTTGCGGCTGGTATGGCTGTTGCTGCCGGTGCTGCTATTGCTTTTGGTGTGGAGTCTTTGAAGGCGGCTGCTGAGGCTGAGGCTGTTACTCGTGGGCTTGAGAATGCGGCCAAGAACGCTGGCGTGTTTGGTGATAGGGCTGCCGGTATTTCTACGGCTACTGATGCGTTAGATGCACACTCTAAAGCTTTGGGTGAAATGTCTGGTATTGATGACGAGATTATTAACCAGATTAAAACTGGCTGGCTTGCTGTTCCTTCCTTGGCTGCTTTGGGTACTGAGGGTTTGAACAAACTTGCTGAGGTTACTGCTGATACTGCTGCCGGTACAGGCAAAGATGTTCAAGCTATTGGTTTAGCGTTTCAGCGTGTAGCTGGTGATACTGAGTCTGCATTTTCTAAGTTGACTCGTGCAGGTATTGTTTTTACGGATGAGCAGAAGGCAACTTTTGATTCTATTCTTGAAACTAATGGCGAGATGGCTGCACAAGGTTATCTTGTTGAAGAACTGGGTAAAAAGTATGAAGGTGCTGCTGAGGCTGCAGCTAACCCGTTTGACCGTTTAGACGTTATTTTTGGAAATCTTAAAGAAACTATTGGTGCTTCTTTGCTTCCAGCTTTTGAAGAAGTTATCCCTATCATTCAGAACATGATTGATAAGTTTGTTAGTGATCCTGAGTTTCAAACTT